CAGCTTTATCACTTTCTCCGTTCTTTCTGTCGCTGCCTTCATACCAAGTGGGATTACTCGCATAGGCTTTATTCCCTAAATTGTATGGAACATCGGTTAGTATCAACTGTGCTTTTTGTATGTGATAGCTTTTAAAATTTTGAAAGCTATCGTTAAACAATTCTATTCCGTTCATAACCCATTGCCATTTTAAAGATATTCTTCTAATAATTTTCTATCTTTACTACTTATATCGTCTAGGAATTTTGGATTGTCGCGCAATGCTTGTGCGCCAGCCTTGTTTACAAGTTCGGGGCTTATGATTTTATTTTCAATCACCGATAAAGCTAAACGGCATTGATTAGAGTTTTGGAAATCACTTGTAACTCCAATTTGTTTTCTTAGTTCGTCACAAGTAGACGACCAAAGTTTTGCTACATCTTGTACGCGATAAGCATTAAACAAGGTTCTTACGTCAGCACTGATTTTTTCTTTTGATGTATCAAAATACACGTTGAAAAAATGCTCTGAAAAGGCTAACATGGTATATGCAACCTCGGTGCGAGCTATAAGTGTGGCGTGTTCACATCCATCTTTCAGAAGCTCACCGCGAAATGCCCAATAAAGGCGTTCAATATCATCGTGGATAAGTTTCTGCTGTTCGTCTGTATTGTCGAGGAACAATTGCCATCGTTCGCCCAGCCTTTCTTTTAGTCGATATTCGTATGCATCAAATGCACGGAAAGCGCGCTTTGAGTAGTATTTAACCTTTCGACAGAAAAAGGGGGACTTAGCAAGATGGTATTTAGCCTCTGCCAGCGCGGAGCCAGCAACGTTATTAACGATACCACCTAGCAAGAAGTACATAGATGAAACCTCTGCAAATGCAGCTGCGTTTATTTTGGGTGATGTAATCTTAAAGACAGAGTTTCTTACATCGTCTTTATTGTTTTTGATAGGAATGTAATTCATTTTATGTCGTTTTAGCTATTTGCTTCGCTTCTGTTGAGTTTAAATTATGTTGATGGATAGTTGCAAGGGTGGACATATTTTAACGCAACACAAGCAAAAATAATCAGGTGTTGAGTGTTTTCCCCCTGAATGAAGACGCCGTAAAAGGAATAACGCAAAGCATTTCGTTGAAGCGGTCGGCGATACGCGCACCGTACTTTTGCCGAACATCCTTAGCGTTTAGGTTGGTTGTGATGAATGTAAACAACTGCTCATTGTATCTGTATTCAAGTAAATCAACAACAGGACTTAGCACATTGCCGTAGTCTAGAACTTCTGTTGCTTCACGCCCCATATCCTCAATTGCAAGCATAGGAGTGTTTCGTACTGTCTTTGTGTGAGGGTCTCTCATGAGCGCGGATATATCCTTAGCATCTACGATACGAATACCAGTACTTTGTTCAAAATATCCCTTTCCATTTAGGAAATTGAGAAGAAGTTGGAACGCACGTAATAGTGTAGTTTTACCATTTCCACAAGTACCGCATAGCATTATGCCGAATTTGGGATTGGTTAGGGTTAATGCTTTTGCCATAGCAGCAATATTTTTTTCAAGCATAGGGTCGCTAACAAAACTAGTTTGTCTGTTGGCAACCTCTGTTTGGTATGCAGCTAATAAAGCATCATAAGCTTGCTGTTCTGATAATGGTAGTTTAAAACGTTGTGGTATAGTCCGCAGGGTCGCAAGCTGAGACTTCAAAGCCTCGACGTCTATCTTTTGTGTTCGGTCTATTGTTTTCATTGTTAATCTTTCTTTGTTCTCTAATCTGAATGCGCAACCAATCGTTGAAGTGCCGTTTGACTTGCGTAAGATTGTCGTGAAGTGTTCCACGGCATTCAGCGTCAAGAGAGAATGTTTCTATCCATGCTTCAAGTTCAGATGGTGTAATCTTGTGGCGCATGCACATCTGCTCTTTCCAAATTGGTGCGCGCTTCAGTTCGCCAACAAATGCATCTTCTTTGGCTCGCTCTTTTTCGCTCAAGTCTGCGCTCTCGCACGCACGCTCACGCACACACGCATCAACATCAACAACAACAATATTATTATCTTGTATTATATTATATATACTATCTATCGCGGGCGCGCGAGGGATTTTTGTTAAATTTTCGGATTTCTCGTTCTGTGTAGTACTCTGTGTAGTACTCTGTGTAGTACCCTTTTTGTAACTGTCTGTCTTACAATTAGGTACATCCACTTTCTGTGTAGTACTCTGTGTAGTAATGGGGGTTAAAACGTCAATAATGTTTATTGTGCTTGAGGTGTTAATCTTAATAAGATTTTCGTGTTGAAAAGAACGTAATAAGCGTTGCACCGTCTTGTCGGCCAAACTCCACCTTTTGCACAAAGTCCTTATGCTAATTGCAACTTGTCCCTTCTTAACACGCACCTCGTTGCCCCTTATGTTCAGCACCCTTTCGCCCTGACGTGAGAGCAATCTAAGGTCAGCCAAACATTGCTCACGTGAAAAACGCTCCCCAAAGTGAGCGTACAAGGTCGCTAAATCTGTATTAATCCATTCATCATTCATAGCTAATTAATTTTATCCCTGTACCTCCTTTAGGTAAGCGTTTATTTCTCTCATAAAGTCATCAAGAGAACGGCATAGTACATATTTGTAGCCGTCTTTCTCAATGGCTTTTTGCCACCGCCCTTGTACCTCGCTTTGTTTACCTGAACCAGTCTTCATTTCTATTAGAAGTGCGCCATAATCAGCGTTACTTTTTAATAGAATTAAATCGGCCACGCCAGCAAGTACGCCTTCGGCTTTTAACTTTGCCCCAGTAACTTTATCGCGTCTACCACCGTTTGGAACTGCGAACAAATTATGACTGAATTTAGGGTGTTGGGTGCGAAACCATTGTACGCACGCACATTGTAGGCGGTGTTCTTGGTCTGAATGCCTTTGACGTTGGCGCGGTTGCTCATCGGCCATAGCGCGCAAAATATCTAATGTTGATTTTGAAATCATTGTTAGTTCCTTTCAATTAGTGGCAATATGCCAATTTCTTTTAGAGCATCATAGAGGAACATACGGCCTCTTTGGGTCCATTCAGAACACAATCTTGTATCTGGTCGACCATCTGAATGAGTAAATGAAATTGTACGGCTGTGAACATAGCCCTTACCCATAAGGTTTGAATAGAGTATCCATTGTCCGTTGACCTTGTGTTGGATGCGCATTTCGTTGAGTTTCTTGTTGAACTTAACAGCACTCATGCCATAGTCGACTGCTATCTGTGTCGTGGCTAGTGTGCCTTTACTTTGCAAGATAACGTTTAGATAGTCGTTGCCCTTTTGCATTTGCTGAATGAGTGTTTTCTGCTCGGCGTTCTCGCTTTCTAGCTGCTTAATGCGCGTCTCCCTATTGGCGATAGTTGTTTGAGCAACTAATACGGCCTTGGCCAGTATCTCCGCATCGCTCATTTCGGTCGTTGTGGTGATGTAGCCACCAGTCTTGCGGATTGATGGGAGGACTTCTCCACATACCCAATCTTGGAAAGGTTCTGCTTGCGGTTTGTCCGAACGCATGATAACCTTGTAAAGGTTCTGTTCGTTGATAAATATCATTTCTTGCATAACCTGTGTGCCATATTGGTTATAAGTAGGGGTGTTAATTGAACTAACACCCCTATCGTTTAACCTTTTCTTGGTAGCACCAGCTTGTAGTTCTAGAACTCTGCATAAGTCTGCCAAACAAAACAAAGGGTTGTCGGCCGTTCCAGCCGTGCGTATTTCCCCAAATTGGGGGTTGTTGAAAATTGTTACCTGATTATTCATTGTGTTGTCTCTTTTAATATTTGTGGAGAGAGCAGGGGTCGAACCTGCATAGCGGTGCCGTTCTACATTCCCACACGGCTACCGCGCTTTACCATTAAGCTATCTCTCCGAATGTGTGCAGGGTAATCCCCACGCACATTGTTTACGGCATACCTAAGCGTTTAGCCCAAATCGGTCATTAGAAAATTTCGCTTTCATTTTGTCAGAAAATTCAAGATATATGGCAATTATAATGAGTGAAGCAATATGTTTTCTTCAACAAATGACAGTAATCCATAACACCTTGCTCTCCAAAATCTCTAATGACCGATTTGGGTTTAGCACTGTGGCTTTTTCATGCCTTTTCCAACAGTATAGTGTTATTTCCTATTCCGTAAGTCCATAAAGTCGCAAGTCTTAATCTTCGTGATAATCCTTTGCCCGTTCCTAAACAGCAAGCCACTTCGCGTTTTTAGCACCAAGCCTTCCGCGGCGTGACTTTTGTTTTGGGCTATGGTGGAATTGAAACCCTTGCTTACGAGGTCGATGGCCTCTAGTATGGTCATGTAGCCGACTAGGGGGACAATAGGGATGTTCAGCTTACTTGCTATGTCTTCTAGGTTTTCTCTTCCAAGCCACCACTGCCCGACTTTCACGTCAAAGAGGATAAAGCCTACATCGTTAGGAATGTAATTTCCACCGCCTTTTTGTATCTTCATCCCATACCCCTCACCATAGATTGACATGCGTAGCGTCTCGTCCTCGCCAACCTTTTCAAACTGCTGCCCAAACGCGGACATGATGACGTCTT